CCGTAACCGATCGCGCCCTGGCCGAAACGATCTACGCGATCGGATTCGCCGACGCCGTCGGCTGGACACCGGACGAACCGCCCCCGATCGAACCGCCCCCGCCGGCGCCCGAAGGCTAACGGAAGGCTATGCCGGCCGTGGAACTGTTTGGACGACGCTTTGAACTGACGGCCAAGGCCGCCGGCCTGCCGCCCATGGCGCCGGCCGTCAATCCCGGAGGCGGCTGGTACCCGATCGTCCGCGAATCGTTCCCCGGCGCGTGGCAGCAAAACGTCATCGTCACGGCGAATTCGGCCGCGTCCAACCCGGCCGTCTATGCCTGTATCACGCTGATCGCCTCCGACATCGGCAAGATCAGTCTCCGCCTCGTGGAGGAGAACGACGACGACATCTGGGAGGAGACGCAATCGGCCGCGTTTTCGCCCGTCCTCCGCGAACCGAACCGCTACCAGACGATCAACAAATTTATCGAACAGTGGATCGTCTCCAAACTGATGTGGGGTAACGCCTACGTCCTGAAAGAACGCGACAACCGTGGCGTGGTTGTGGCCCTCTACGTTCTCAATCCGGCGTACGTGACCACGTTGATCACGCCCACCGGCGACATCTACTACCAACTCCGCCGCGACGTGCTGACCGGGATCCCCTATGGCGACGACGCCGACGTCGCCGTCCCCGCGCGCGAGATCATCCACGACCCCATGGTCTGTCTGTTCCACCCGCTGATCGGCGTCTCGCCGATCTTCGCGTCCGGCCTGGCCGCGCTACAGGGCCAGAACATCCAGACAAATTCCACGCAGTTTTTCGGGAACGCCAGCAACCCCGGCGGGATCATCATCGCGCCCGGCGCCATCGATCAGGCCAAGGCCGACGAGATCAAAACCAAATGGGAACTCGGCTTCTCCGGCGCGAACGCCGGCCGCGTCGCCCTCCTGTCGGCCGGCTACGAATACAAACCGATCGCCGTGAACGCCGTGGACGCCCAGCTAATCGACCAGCTGAAATGGACGGCGGAGACGATCTGTTCCACGTTCCACGTCCCGCCCTACATGATCGGCGTGGGACCGCCGCCGCCCTACGCGAACATCGAACCGCTACTCCAGCAGTACTACAGCCAGTGTCTACAGTCTTTGATTACGTCGATCGAACTCTCCCTCGACAAAGGCCTCGAACTCCCGACGCCCTACGGGACCGAATTTGATATCGACGATCTGATCTGGATGGACACGGCGACGCGCACGACCGCCGCGAAAGATTCGATCGGCGCCGGCGCCCTGTCGCCAGACGAGGCGCGCCGAAAGTTTTTCGGCCTCGGCCCCGTGCCTGGTGGCGACTCGCCGTACTTGCAGGAACAGTACTTCAGCCTCGCCGCCCTTGCCGCGCGGGACGTCGCCAACCCGTTCGCCAAGCCGGCGCCGACGCCGACGACCACGCCACCGATCGCCGCGCCGGCGCCGGACCAAACCGCCGAACTAGTCGCCGCCCTCCACCGGAAAACGCTGGCCCTCCATCATGCCGCTTGACGTGGACGCGATCGCCGACGCCGTCGTCCTCATGGTGCAAACCGCGATCGCGCCGTTTGCCGAACGTCTCGCCGTGCTGGAAACGAAAGCCGCCGACGTTGTCCACGTGGTCGACCTCGACCTCCTCCGCGCGAACCTGACGGCGGTAATTGAAGAATCGCGGATCCCCGGACCCCCCGGCCCGGCTGGCGCCGACGGGAAAGACGGCGCGCCCGGCCTCAACGGCAAAGACGGCGCGCCCGGCCTCCGCTACTGTGGCGTCTACGTCCCCGGCGAAACCTACGCCCTCGGCGACGTCGTGACGTGGGCGGGTTCCGCCTGGCATTGTAAAGAACCGACTAACGCGCGCCCCGACGACGCCGCCCGGCCGTGGCAGCTGATCGTCAAGGCCGGCAAAGACGGCCGCGATCGACGCGTGGAGGCCGCGCACTGATGGCCGCCTTTGTCACCCTCGACGAGGCCAAGGCCCACCTCCGGATCACGACACCGGCCGACGATCCCGGCGACGCCGTTCTCCAAGACCAGCTGGACCGCGCCGAGGCCGTCATCCTCGACTACCTGAAAGACGACACGCCGACGCCGCCCGACCTCGTGATCACGCAGGCGATCCTCCTGACGCTGGCCGAACTCGATCGCTTCCGAGGCGACGACGAAGGCAGCTATAGCCAAGCCGTGACCGCCGGCGACCTGTCACCCGTGGTCACCAACCTTCTCCGCCGGAAACGGACGCCGGCGATCGCATGAGTCCCGCGCGCGACCTCGATCGCCTCGACTACATCCCGGCCGGCCGGCGCCGTCACCGCGTCACCGTCGAAAATCCCGGCCCTGCGACGCCCGACGGCCACGGCGATTACACCGTCCCGCCCGTGGTCTCGCCGATCCCGTGGGACGTGGCGCTTGACGTGTTCTCACCCAATCAGGAGGCCACGGCCGCCGACACGGTCACCGCGCACGTCACACACACCCTGGCCGGCCCCTACCGCGCCGACATCTCCACGCGATCGGCGTTCCTGTTCAACGGCCGGCGCCTGAACTGCACGGCCGTCCGCAACATGGGCGAACGCAACATCACCCTCGTTTGTAGCTGTAGCGAAGTGGAGGCCGTGACGCCATGAAATGGGACGGCCTCGACGAATTCAAAACCCAATTGGAAAACCTCCCGGCCGATCTGACCGGCGAGGCCGCGCACATCGTGGAAGGGATCGCCAACGCCGCCGCGTACGAGGTGAAATCGGCCTACGCCGAACATCGCCACTCCGGCAACCTCCGCGATCACGTGTTCGTGACGCACTTTGACAAGGGCCGGTACTCGGCCGGCGCCCAAGTAAAGGCCACGGCGCACCACGCGTGGTTGTTTGAAAACGGATCGGCCGCCCGTGCCTACTACACCCACAACGGCGTCCGGCACGAAACCGGCGCCATGCCCCCGTCGCACGTGTTCATCCCGATCATGATGAAACACCGCCGCGTGATGCGCGCCCAGCTGGCCGCCCTCCTCGAACGCCACGGCCTCACGGCCCGGATCGACGATGCCCTCGCCGCCTGACTCCGCCGCGATCCGGAATTCGCTGATCGGCCATCTGTTGGCCGATAGCCAACTCGCCGGCCTGATGCCCGACGGCGTCTACTCCGACGTCGCACGCGCCGGCAAAAAACAGTACGTGATCGTGTCGCTGGTCGACAGCGTCGATCAGCCGACCTACGAAGGCCGCGCGATCGAATCCGGCCTCTACCTAGTAAAAGCCGTCGCCCTCAACAATGCCGCCGCCGCCGAGGCCGCCGCCGCGCGGATCGACCAGCTGATCGAGGATCAGTTTTGGACGATCGCGCCGGGCCTCGATCTGATGGCCGCCTACCGCGTCGCCCCGATCGGCGCGCTGGAACTCGACGCCGTCGATCCCGATCTTCGCTGGACACACCGAGGCGGCCGATACCGCCTCGACGTCGCCGTCACCTCGCCGCCACCCTTGGGCCGCACTCGTGGAACCGACCATCTCGAAAGGGCCGCATCATGATCAAGACCGGACGCTATGGGACTGTCAGTTGGGATCCGACCGGCACGCCCCCCGTGCCACCCGCCACGGCGCCACTGATTATTTCCCTCAACAAGTGGAAAGCCAGTTTCAAGACGGACAAGCTGGACGTGACCTGTTTTGGTGACGTGAACCGCGTATACATCCCCGGTATGAAGGATGTGTCCGGAAATGTAAGCGGGTACTGGAACTCTGCCGAAATCGCGCTGTTCGAGGCCGCCGACGCCGAGGCGCCTGGTTTCCTCGCGCTGGCGCCCAACTCGACGGAACCCGACTTCAACTGGTCCGGCCCGGCGTACATGGACGCCGACATCGACTGTTCCGTCGACGGCGCGCCAGCCGTCTCCGGGACGTTCATGGCGGCCGGCCCGTGGACGTTCGCGCATACGCCATAACTGAAGGCGTCCCGTGTTTAACCACGGCCTCCGCGTGCGCGGACCGCGCGCGGAGATTCTCGCCGCGTACGCGCCGGCGGCCAACCTCCACGACTGGACGATCACCAAGGTCGCCAGCCATTGGATCCTGACGGCCGGCGCCGATCGCGTGAACCCGATCCTTTTGCGCGGCGTTCTGCGCTTCGCCGCGCCGGCGTCCTTTGGTGGCTTTTGGTACCTGCCGATCATTGGCCCCGTCACCGTGACCGGCCGATCGCTGACCGCCAAAGTCCTGATCGGTAAACAGGAGACCCCGTATGTCCCGTTTCGTCCGGCCGGAAACGGCCACTCTCACCCTTGACGACGGCGCCCAGCTGACGATCCGGAAACGCCTGACCGCCGGCGAACAACGCGCGGCCTACGCGCGCCTGTATACCGCCGGCGTCGACGGCCGCCTGGTCGGGAACCCGCTGGACTCCGGCATCGGCCTGATCGAAGCGTATCTCCTCGACTGGACCCTGACCGACGACGACGGCCACCTCGTGGTCATTCGGCCGGACCCGCACCGCGCGCCCGACCTTGAGACCTTGCGCGCCGTCCTCGATCAGCTGGACTTCGCTAGCCTCGTGGAAATCAAGGAGGCGATCGAAGCACACGAACGCGCCATGGTCGCCGCGCGCAACGCAGAAAAAAAAACGATCCCGGATGGAAAGACGCCGCCCTCACCGATCTCCGAATCGCGCGTCGATGCGGCTGGACCCTCGACACCGTCCGAAACCTTGATCCCGACGACTACGCACTAGTGATCGAAGAACTGATCCGGGAACAGACGCCGCGCGACGCCGAGGACTGATATGTCCGACGTAACCGGAACCTTTAACGCGGACTTTGCGCCTTTTAAAAAGGCCGTCGACGAAGCGAAAACCGTACTGAAAACGTTCGAGGACGGCGCCAGTAGCGCGCAGGGTTCCCTCCAACGGCTGGAGAACAGTTTTTCCGGCGTCAAGATCATCCAACAGGCCGAACTCATGGCCACGGCGATCGAACGCGCCGGAGGCGTAACCACGCTGACCGCCAACGAACTCCAACGCGCCGGCAACGTGGCCGCCGAGGCGGCCGAGAAAATCCGCGCCCTTGGTGGCACCGTCCCCGCGAATATCCAAGCCCTGGCCGACGCCGCCGGCGGGGCCGCCAAACAAACCGACACCCTCTCCGTCTCGTTTACCGGCCTCGTATCGTCGATGATCTCCGCCGAGGCCATCATCGGCGCGATCAAAGGCGCGTGGGGACTCCTCACGACCGAAGTGGCCGACTCCATCAAGGCCGCGTCCGACGCCGAAAAGGCGCACGTCCAGCTGGTGACCGCCCTCCGCGCGCAAGGCACCGCGATCCCGTCCGTCGTCTCCGCGTACGAGGCCTACGCCACGG